CTTCAATATCTTTTGTCATTATACATACACATTAGTTGAACTTTGTACATCGCCTAGAGCACCTGATGACGCACCAGTTACTCTTTCAGGTATGACAAAATATGCTGTAGGATTAGATATAACTAGTATATTACCAGTACTATCCCATGATTTAACTACACCAGTAGATCCAGAAGTAGTAGCCGCAACAGTTTCACCTACAATAAAATTGCCAACAACATTAGTTAATACAACTCTAATACTGTCTGCAACAGCTGGGAATGGATATAATACATCATAAGTATATGAATCAGTCACATTTGCATTTGTAGGATTGGTAGTAACGGTTTGACGTTCTAACAATGCATTATTTTGCGCATCAAAATTAAAGAAGTCATTTGTTACTTTACGTATTGTTTTCTTGTTCTGAACTGCTTCATAGAAATTAACTCTTGTTTCAAACTCTAATGAATACACGATAGCTCGTCTAGTTATAAAGTCACCTTCATAATCATCATTCATTGTTACACCAGTAAGAACAATAGGTATATCTGACTTAATACCAATTGCAGGAACCTCATTAATAGTCACTGTATAATCTGGTTTAAATGTTGGTAGAATTTGTTCTAAAATCTGTAAAGCTTCATCTTGGTTTTTTGTCATGATATTTAATTGAATACCAAGACGATATGGAGTAGGTGTTCTTACAGAATTACGAGTGTTATTTGTAATAGAGCCAACTCTAATTTCATTTGTTTTATTAACTGTTTGTGTAGTATCATATGTCATTGAAGTGATTTCAAAAGACATTCTCGGTAACTTAATTGCTAACTTTGCATCACTTAAATTACTTTGATCTTGTACTCTAGCCAAAAACTTAGACCTAGGTCCATAAGCTAAAGGCACTTTGATAGTTTGCAAAACGTTTCCACTTGCATCATCTTTATGGACTTCAATATTATTAAATAAGGTACCAAATACGGCTATTGTTCGCCTGATAGCAGCATGGTAGAAATAAGTTCCGAACATTATGTAATTTCTCCGAATGGATTGGACTCTGTAAAGTCAATTATATTATCACCAAGTGTTTCAAAGTCTTGGTTTTGTGCATATGGATCACCAGACATAGCTAGTTCAGGTGCATCTACCTGTACATACCAAGTTGCACCACTATCTAAGCCAGTAATAATATCAGCAACTAAACTACTAACTTTGAACTTTCTTGCAGTTCCATCACTACCGACTTCATTAATAACTGTAAGAGTACCAACACCAACTAAAACACTGAAGTTTACAACTTCGGCAGTTACATATATTGGTGCACCTAGCTGATCAACTTCACCAGTGTTTTGTCTAATTGTTTCACCAGGAGTAAAATGACCCGATCCATTATTAACTGTAAATACTTGCTGATATGAATAACGTTCTTGTAACTCATCAACCTCGCGTATACCAGTTTCAAGTTCCTCATTAGAGTACTCAAATAACTCACATTCCAATTTATATGTTGGCAAGTTATTTAATTGGTAAAATGGCTGTTCGTGTTCTACAAAACGTATTTCAAATAAAGATCTTGATAATGGTAAGTATACTAAGTCGCCTTCACTTGGTCTTGTGTCATTAATTGAGTTATTGTAAAACCCTACTAAGTTTTCCCAACGTTTACGTGCTACTACAAATGTTGCTTGGTCTCGTATTTCAACTCCAAACTTTCCAAGTAAGTCTCCTTCACCTGCAAAGCCTTCAGAAGTTTCAATGTACATTTCAATAGTGTACGCATCGGTAAATTTAGAATAGTCTTCATTTAAGAGTTCATCGCGATTAATTAGCTGCCTAGGAATGTATATGACATCTTGCCCATACATCTTAAGCGACTCAATAACAATATCCTCATATAGGTTTTGTTCAGTTTTTACCTTAGGACTAAAATATACATTAGTTGCCATGTTTTTATCCTACATAGAATTCTGGCATAGCTTCGTATTTTAGTTGCATCTCTTCTTCGATTTTATCAATCTCTGCGTTTGCTTCTTCTAAATACTGCCGACCATTTATCTGAACTCCTCCAGGTAATTGCATACCCTCGAACTTAGATAAGTTTTGACCCCATTGTCTTTTAATAAGAGCTGTTGTGTATCGTTTAAGAAACAGATCATTATATACTTCTGCATGTGCAGTTGGATCTATAACTGAATAACAATCTACTACAATAAACTTGCCTACTGGTAAATCGGCTGACCAATCTACATCAATATAAAGTCTATTTGAATTTCGATTAAACCTTACTTGTTCTGCACCATTTAGCTTCATATCAAGCATTGATAGGTACTGCTGTGTCTGTTCATAATGAGCAAGTGATCCAATAAAACCTAGATCATAAATGTCATTAAGCCTCAACTGATATCGTGCACTAAACATGTTATTGCTTGATGCAGAACTATCAATTGGAAATATTCTTTGTACTGTTGTAATTGTGGAGGGCAGAGTAATATACTCATTAGTTACATCAGTTGCAGTAATGGCATACTTATAGTAATTTTTTACGATTGCATCTGAATGATACTCTTGGTAAAACTGTAAAGCTTCATCAACTCGATCTTCTAACTGATCTTCGTCAACGTTAACTTCAAGCACGGGCTCACCAAGCCTACGAAGGCAATGCGTAATCAGTTCTGCTCTTGTGGTTGGATTTGCCATAATAGTATCCCATAAATTAACTGTTCGATACTATTTATACGTTTTATGATTTTAGCCTAAGTACTTAATTGTCAGTTGGTTGTGTACGTTGCCGTTGCCATAAATATCACCGTTCGATATAAAGTACAAGTGAACATCTAGTATATCACTCTGCGCACACTGAACAATAGTTGAGGCTGATAAGTTTGCTTCACCTGTTACATACGTCCAAACTAAAGATCTATTAGTGTTATTACTGTCCCATCCTACATTTGCTGGGGTTCC